GGGCCTGCTCATGGGAAGCTGTAGTACGAGCTTATGTAGCTAATGGCAGTACTGAAGAAGAAGCTCTAGTCAACGCTAGATTATCATTCATTTTACAAAAAGGTTATTACAACAAGACAAAGAAGGAAGTGAAACTATGGACACCGTAGTAAAAGAGTATCACTTGAGAAACCCTGAGAAGGACGCAATGACTTATATCAATGCACTCAAAAGGGAAGCTAAAGGACACCTATTAGAAGCTCTAGGCAGTCAAGGAGCAGTCTATAGTCATCTCCTTGAGCAGAACGCTAAGGGGAAAATCAGAGCGTGGTATAACGCTACAGGGAACCTTATTGGGCTCTTAATGTTCGACATAGGTAAACTATGGTGGACTGACAAAGTTGTCGTAATGGAAGAAAGTGTATTCTGTATCGACACTAGCTACAGTGGTATTCAACGAGAAGCTATTAAAGAACTTGAACGAGTAGCTAGAGGTTATGAAGCAGAGCTCATCATTAGTGGTAATGTTTTGTCTACAGGTAAAACTGAGCGATTGGTATTGAATGGCTATAAGAAAGCAGGCTTCCAACCTATATGTACCGACATGGTAAAGGTGGTAGTCTATGAGTAACCTTGATAGACCAGTCCCTAGAGTTGACGAGATTATCATTGAGGAGCTCAAGAGAGCCTTTGATACTCATTCAATTCTCAGAAGAAACGACCTAAATGCAGAGCAAAAGATTGCTTTTATCATGGCTGTAGACGAAGTTATTAATTGTCTCAGCTCATGGAGAGACGAATACAAACTCTAATTGCCACACAAGATAGAGAACTTTAATGTTTTAAATAAAGAAAGGGGAAATAGATGGGCACTATGTTAGCTCAGCTTGCAGTAGGCATGGTACTTAATAAAGTTGCTCAGAAATGGGGCAGTAAAGCTAAAGCTGTTCCACAGGTAACTGGTAAAGACCTTGTACCCTACACTCAAGCAGAAGCTCCTGAGACTGCACAACTAGGTGGCGAACAGCCAAACTATGTACGAAAGAACAGGGAAGCCTTAACAATTAAACGAGATACAGATAGTTATAACCCTATGAACATGTAACAGAAAGGAGACCTATGGGCGGACTAAAGAAACTCTTTGGTATGGACAAGCCTGATATTCCTACACCTGCACCACAGGCACCACAAGGAGCCGATGAGACAGATCAAGAGTATGTCGACACTAAAGGTGGTGGCTTGCGTAAACGTAAAGCACGAGGTAAGAAAGACCTACAAATTCCTACTACAGGACTGAACGCAGGTGAGACACGAGGTAATGGGGTGAATGTATAGATGGCAGTTAAGAAACGAAAATCTAAACAACCGCAAGACCAAGGTATATCAGCGAAAGCACTATACAATCAATTAGAAACCAAAAGAGAACCTTATGTACAGCGAGCGATTGCTTGTGCAAAACTAACGCTCCCTCATGTATTCCACGACAAAAACGATGATGGTAACAAGAAATTTAGTACACCTTATCAGTCTATTGGAGCACGAGGAGTAAACAACTTAACATCAAAACTAACCCTTGCCCTATTCCCACCGAATGAGGGCTTTTTTAAATTGGGTTTGTCGGCAGAGATGAAGCAACAATTACAAAGAGCTTCACCTGAAGTATACGAGCAGAAAGTCCAAGAGGTCGAGCAGGCACTCATGAGAATTGAGCAGTCCTGCATGAGATTTATGGAAGAAAACCAAGTTCGTATCACTGCTCAGGAAGCTAACCGACACCTATTAATCACAGGTAATGGCACACTCTTTTTACCACCTGACAGAGATGGAACTAAGTTTTATGACTTAAACCATTATGTCGTACAAAGAGATGGTGTAGGGACAGTCGTAACATTGATCACTAAAGACGTACTATTGAAACGCACGTTGCCACCTGAAGCATACAATCTAGTCCCTGATAAGAAGGACGATGAGGAAGTTGAAGTATACACTAAGTGCGACTTAGTAGACGACAACTATGAGTGCTTCAGTGAAGTCGATGGTATACAAATTGCAGGTAGTGAGCAGACTTATCCTAAAGACAAATTCCCATACATTGTATTAAGAATGACAAAGAGCGACAACGAAGATTATGGACGCTCTATGGTAGAGGAATATTTAGGCGACTTAACGAGTCTTGAGAAACTATCAAAAGCACTTGTAACCATGGCTTCCATCAGTGCACGCACACTTTACCTAGTGAACCCTAATGGTATTACTAGACCTAAACTACTACAGAACGCTCAAGAAGGCGACTTCGTAAGCGGTCGTGTAGAGGACATTCAACCACTACAACTTAATAAATATCCTGATATGCAAACGACAAAAGCCACTGCTGACACTATTGAGCAACGCTTATCGTTTGCTTTTCTTTTGTCTAGCGTAGTCCAACGAAACGCTGAACGAGTAACCGCAGAGGAAATCAGGACAGTCGCTAGTGAACTAGAGGACACCTTGAGTGGTGTATATAGCATTTTAACTCAAGAATTCCAGTTGCCACTTGTGAGACGTATCTTAGCAGTCCTTATGGCACGAGGAGAAGTCGCACAGCTTCCTGAAGGCTTCGTAGAGCCGACAATTACAACTGGTATGGAAGCACTAGGACGAGGACACGACTTCAATAAGTTTATGACATTTATGGGAGTGGTAAGTCAAATGCCTGACGCTATGGGCTACATGAAGGTGAACCAATGGCTCACTGCAATATCGACAAGTTTAGGTATTGATACTACAGGGCTCATCAAGACAGATGAGGAAATGCAACAGGAACAACAACAAGCTATGGAAGCTCAACAGGAGCAGGCTCTAGTAGAGCAAGCTATGTCAGGAGCAATGAATGAAAGTGAGGTAATGAACTAGATGGACATTGTAGCTAATGCCCAAAACAATACTCAGATTGTCGAAGCAGAACCGATGACTGAGGATCAACAACAGGTACAAACTGAAGCTCAACCGCAGGTAGAAAACACACAAACAGAAACTACAGAGGTAACCGCTACAACAGCAGTTGACGCTCAGACAAATACAGTACAAGAAGCCTTTGCTCAACAACAGCAGGCTACAGAAGAACTACAGAAAGACTTAGCAGAGCGTAACGTAGACTTCAAGTCTCTTGAAGAAGAGTACACGAAAAATGGTCAGTTGTCGTCCGCTTCTTTAGAAGCCTTAGCAAACGCAGGTTATCCAAAGGAAGTCGTAGACGCATACATCAGTGGTGTAGAAGCAACTCAAGAGAAATTCTATAACGCAGTCGTAGGCTTTGCAGGTGGTGAAGATGAGTACCGACAAGTAGCTCAATTCGTTAGCTCTCAAGGTGATAAGGCAGTACAAGACTTCAATGACACGATTAACACAGGCAACTTAGGTGTAATCAATATGGTTATCCAAGGTGTAAAAGCAAACATGAAGGCAGTCAATGGTACTACTAATCAAACAATCTTAGGGCAGTCCACAGGTGGCACAGCCGACAACACAAATGCTTACTTGTCTAAACAGCAAATGTTAGACGCAATGAATGACCCACGTTACGACAAAGACCCAATCTATCGTAAACAAGTGGAACAAAAAATTATTAATTCTAATTTCTAATCTAAAGGAGAACAAATTTGGCAGGTGTAACAAACTATCAAAAACCCGCTTCTGTACAAAATACAGGCGATGAATTAGCAAATTTTCTTAAAGTATTCAGTGGTGATGTATTAAAAGCCTTCACACGAGCAGGCAAAGTTATGGGCAACCATATGACGAAATCTATCGACAATGGTAAAGCTACTACATTCCCAGTAATGGGTCGTGGTAAAGCTCACTACTTGCCAGCAGGTTCCAATCTTGATGATCTTCGTGAAGCAATTCCACACAATGAAATTACCATCAACATTGATGGATTATTGACAGCTGACGTACTTATCACTGATATTTACGAAGCTATGCTTCACTATGAAGTACGAAGCGAATACGCTAAGCAATTAGGTGAAGCGTTAGCTATTGCTTCCGATGGTGCTGTAGTAGCAGAAATTGCAAAACTTGTAAAAGCTAACAAAGAGAACATCGCAGGCTTAGGCAAAGGTGTTGTCGTAGAGAAAACTATTACAGGTGGTGCAGGTATTAACTATGAGACAGGTAAAGCTGTAATTGATGGCTTGCTTGAAATGAAATCTAAATGGCAAATATACATACATAATAAATTATATCATGTTGATATAAGTGATGAGGTATTTAAAGAATTTGTTATATCTGGTAGATTCTCAGCACATAATGGGACAAAATTAAGAGTAGATTTAGAAGAAGTTATTAAATATAATTCTAAAAATGAAATAATAAACTTAGATTACACCAACATATTGAAAGTCTATAATGACGAAACTAACTTAAGAATTCTGTAAAAAAAGGGTAGGATTTTTTCCTACCCATTTCTTCTATTACAATTTAGTAGATGATCATAAATCTTTTGATAATCTGCTTCTACCTTATCTCCTAACTTGGATATCATTGCTTTTATTTCATTTTTTTGTTTTTCAGAGCTGTTTTTTATTTCTTCAAGTTGCTTGTCTAATTTTTCTTGATCTATATAATATGTTTCCTTTTTTAATCTTTTGTTAATTTGTCTCATTAGATAATTATGATAGCCTAAGATAACTCCACCAACTGTAATTAAAGATGTTCCAAGCATTCCTAATAACGTTAAAGTGATTTCTAATTCCATTAATCCTCCTTGTATGCAAACATCCCAAATGTTCTAACAGCTCTATACATTAACTGTCTTTTGAAAAAGCCGACCCCTTGTTCTTTCATAACTGCTAAAAATACTTTATCTGCTTCCTTTCTACTTACTCCCAAATTATGACCATTTCTATATAACCAATCATGAATAACGGCTGCTTTTGTATGGTCCCCATAAGTATTAATAACATTCCTGAAAATCCTAGGTACACTAGCTAAATCACATTTAAAACCTGCAGGTATATGAATTAATTTTTCTCCTATCATGTATCTATAATCTTTTTCTAAAATAAAATCTTTTCCATCATAATATTTTAAATTAAATTCATCTAGTTCTGGCATGATACCCCTCCATTATCTTTTAAATTGAATATTATCCGCTGTTCCTAATTGAAAATGGACTAAATCTTTTTGTTTCCAATTTCCACCCCAAACTATTCCATATTTATCAATAAGACCTTTAGTTTTGGCAATATCATAAATAGCTTTATAATATCTATAATCCCACTTAGCAACAGTTTTTTCTCTTACTTCTCCAGTTTTCTTATCTGTGTATTTTTCTTTTTCCAAAACTGCTATATCAACAGCATAACCATATCCATCTGATTTCATTTGATGTTTTGATTTTAATTTATATCCATCGCACCAACTAACTTTACTTAGTTTATTCCCATTGCTATCATATAAAAGAGATCTTCCTTTTTGATATTCATAATTTTGTTCTTGAGCAGTTCTTACTCCACATGTAACTTTAAAATCATATTGTGACTCTTTTATAAGTTCTTTAATAAAATTTACAACATTTGGATGAACTCCATTTAATTTTTCTAAACTATTTTCAGATAAAACAAACATATATACCTCCTTCTTTAAAATCACCTTACGATACTTAGCTAATATTTTTTAGAGATAGATGTAAAATCTATCATTATTTTTTAATTCCATTCTATTTTTTCTAAATCTTCAACTGTCTTAGCTTTTTCAATTTCAATAAATATTTCTGTATACTTATTTTGAGCAGTTATAACTTTTAAAATCCATTTAAGGTATACTTGATTTATATCTCCTAAACTTATATCTGTTACAGAATTGTCTTGAAGTCTCCATTTTGTATTTAAAGATTTTAAGAACTCTTTTAAGTTTCCTGATTTTATCACATTTTTTAACTTTTCTTCCATTTCAGGAGTAACAATAACTTCTAAATCACGTAAAGCTTCTTTTAAAATTTCTATATCTGTTGTTTCTGAAGCTATATCCAAAGCTATTTTTACTCTTATAAAATTTATTTCATCATAGTCACGCATTTGGAAAACTTTCCCTTTATATTCAAAACTTCCAAATAATTTTTCTAGTAAGATAGCTTGAAACTTATGTTTAAAAGTTTTCTTTACTCCACTCATATCAATATCCCATTCGTGAGAATTTGAATTCCAAGTATGGTATGAAGTTGGTTGAGGTACAGTTATAAGTTTTTTATTCTCTATGTACTCACCTTGATTTAATTGAATTTCTATTCCTTCTTCAATCAACTCTTGTCTTGTCATCTCTCTTATTGTATTAGTTGAAGAATCATAAGTTGCATTTTTAAATGCTTCGTTTCTTTCAACAACTATATAATTATTTGGATCTAACTCAGGATAATCTAAAAATAAATTATTATCCATAAAGTTTTTTACTTCATCAGCAGTTAAATTTACAGTAAATTCTATTCCTGCTCTTTTTTGTTTTTGATATATATAAAACATTTTTTCTCCTTTCTTTTATAAAAACATTTAAAATATTCCTAACTTCTTTCTTTGTAAGATAAGTGAGTTTCTTATCTCTACAGGACTTGCTTTTTGTATATAATGCTTACTTGTAACTGTACTACTAACATGATTTGCATAGCTAGAAGCAAGCCCTAATCCTCCCAAATTATTTATAAGATTTATTGATGTTTTCCTAAGTGTATGAGGATATAAATCAGAAATATCCAAAATTAATCCCATTTTCTTTACTCTTTGCCTTATAGCTCCTTGGCTCATTTTTCTATACTCATTCCCATATTTTGTTATGAATAGCCATTCTGAATCTATCCCTTTTTCTATTCTTGTATTTATCCACTCTTGTAGTAATTCTTTGCATTTATCAAAAAAGAATACATTTACAATATATCCCTCCTTTTCTCTAACTTCTTCAAAGAAACCTTCATCTAATCTAAGTTGCTCAATTTTTAAATTCTGAATAGCACTTATTCTGCAAGCACTATCCAAAAATAATTCCCATAATATTTGGTCCTGGATATCATATTTCTTATTTTGAAATTTCATAACAAGCCTAACTGTTAATATCTGCTCAGCATTTAAAAAGTAGCTTTTTCTAATTTTATCTTTATCTGTAAACTTCAACTTATCTAGTTTATCTGTGAAAGGATGAAATTTTATTTTATTTCTTCTCACACACCAGGAATAAAAACTACTAATTGCAGTAACTTTATTCATTAAAGTTCTTTTACTGTTACCCTTACTTCTACAATAATTACGATATTTTTCTATTATTGAGGGCATATCCTTCAAAGTATCTTTTCCTAACAAAGCCTTATTTTTATAAGTATCTTCTAACCAAATTAGAAACAACTTAAAATTATTAATATAAGTTTTGTAAGTTGTATTCCATGTATCCCAGTTATTTGCCTTACAACTTTCTAAATACTCCAAATAAATTTCACTATTTTCTTTTTTGAATTTCCTTAACATTATTTCTTCCATAATGCACCTCCTAAAATTGTTAGGTACATTATATAAAGTAAAAGTGAATAGATTGGAAAATCTAATCAGTCATGAAAAAATAACAGGTACTACAGGAATGGTTAATATAAGTAATTGCACATCATATGTCATTAAAATAGGTAGTTTTGCAATTTGCTCTATGAACATTGCGGTCATTACCGACTATACTAAAGCCGTTATAAAATCACCTATTCCTTTCAAAGAAGGAGTTTATATAAGCATTGAAGATAATAATGGCGACTTATATGCAACTAACAGACAGCCTATTATAAGTTGGTATAATCCTTCCACACAAACATTTGATGTTACAAATTTAAACGGAGGATTTACTGTACTTCTGATTGGTAGAATTTAAGATTAAATGTAAAAGACTGTATAAGCTATTTTTACAGTATTAGCTTTTGAGTTATCAACACAGTCTTTTACAAATGTAAATCCTGCATTATTGAAACCACTCAAGTATACATTTTCTAGAGTAGTTGCTGTTCCAGTTTTGTAGATGTTTATAGCAACTCCTAAAACTTGTTTATAACTCTTTGGAAAATTATAAGTATAACTTCCAAGTGTAGTATAGTTTCCAGTTATCCCAGCATCAACTTTGATTAGATTTTCCAATCTCTTTCTATTTTCCCAGATTGAAAGTTCCTCAAATTTTACATCAGGGACGCTGATTCTTCTGTTTTGAGTTTCTTTACAGATATAAAACTTCTTGTTTGCTGGAAAATAATAAACATTTCCTTGTATTGCTTCATTCAAAGGAAATTTACCATCTTCTTTCCCAACAGCAGCTACAACTCTATCTTCGATCTCTTTTGCTGTTCCATCATATTCACCTTTTTGAGTGTAATTTGCTTCTAAGTACTCTTTTGTTATATATAAATCTTTACCATCATTATGAACAACAACAGATCCTGTATTTGATGAAATTAAATTTATTTTTACTTCCATTCTGTGAGGTCCATCTGCTTCAGGTGGAATCCAAGAAGTCTCATCTCCATCATTCATATAAAAATATAGAACTTCTACTCCTTCATCTAATACATATATTCCTGTTTCTCTAGGGAAATAGCCTTCTTCTAAAGAAACATTATCTATAACAGTTGTTAGTACTACAGCATCTCCTTTTTGTTCTTTACTTAATATTGATTTTTCTATTTTTATATTTTTAATATCAATTAAATCAGCAGGATTTTCATTATCTATCAGTTTTCCGTCTCCAAATTTCATTTTTGTAAATTGAATAGGAGTAGAACTAGCCTGACATTTTGCAAGATATGCTCTTCCTTTTTTTGTTAATCCACTAAATTTCATTTTATAATCTCCTTTCTAATCTGTTTGTATGCTCCTAAGAATAGATTTTTCTTTACATCTATATCTTCTCCAGCATTAACTCTTTTTCCACTTATAAATACTTCTTTGTATCCTAAAACATTATATTCATATTTTTTTTCTTTCAATAAATAAAAAGCTTCTAAGATACTTCTAACATTTTTATACTCCTCTATAAGTGATAAAACATTTTTTAACCAATCCTTCTCCTTACTTTCATTCACTGTTGTAAGCCTAAATGTAAAAGGTCTCCCTCCATACTCAAACCATTCTTCAATTTTTATTTCATAATTTAAATTTTTTAATTGAGAAATTACAGCAGTCTTAGTTCCTTTTTTTGAATGAACCCAATATGCAGACTTTATTAATTTTATTTTGATTTCTCTGTCTAAGTCTACTCTATATTTATCTATATTAAAAAACCAAGCAATTTCATCTAAAACATTATCTTCTTGTACTTCAAGATTATAAAAAAGTGCTAAAGTTTCAATTTTATCTACGATATAAGTTTTAAAAATTTTTTCAATGCTCTTAGAAAAGGCTGTTAGATTTTTATATTTTTTTAAGTTCTCAGGAAATATTGCTGTATAACTTGCTCGCTCTAACTTATTCATCTTCCTCACCTATATACTTTATGCTCTTAGTCAATTCTTTTGCTACAGTGTCTCTTTCAATTTTTTGGAATATAGGACTTGTTATTTCAACTCTCTTTGCTCCTGCTAATATCAATAATTGAGTTAATTTATTTGGATTTATATCTCTTCCTAGTTTTTCTTTTTGCCAATAAATATATTCATTGAAAGCTGCTTCTACTTCTTTTTTTACCAAAATAGGGTTATCCCCTTTCTTAGTCCAATATTTAATGTCTATGTTATACGATTGTACTTTTGGTTTTTCTATTTCAATTTTATCTGTCAAAGGTCTTACATCATCAGCTAATTTTTCTTTAATTTTTTCTAATATTTCTTGACTAGGTAATTCTCCATTTTTCAACAATGGAATAATTTTTACAACTCCAGGTGTTGATGGAGGAGTATAAATATAAGAATCTTTAATATCTTGGTGTGATGTTAATGTATAATACTGATAAGCACCATGAGGTCCTGCTACTGAAAAGGCTCTAGGTCTTAATCTTATTCTATTTCTATAAGCATCATCATCTTCTCTATCAGCACCACCAGATGTTTTAGTTATATTTGAAACTGATAATAAGTAAGGGACATCATCTACAATTGTAGCTATTTCTCCTGTTTCAATTTCATTTCCTATTAATCCAGGTACTAAGCATTTTACTTTTCCTACTACTGTTCTTCTTCCAGGTTCTAAGACTATTGTTTCGATACTTTCGAAATATAGATTACCTTTTGCTATCTTGTGTCCTTTTGGTATTATCTTTCTTTCGTCAAAAATTTTAGAGAACGTATATTCTACTGAACATTCTGCTTCTTTTTCTATTATTCTTGAAACATCTACAAGTGCACCCAGAGCATCTAAATATTTTCCTTGTGAATATTGAAGCAAATTCATTTTTCCTATAAAATTCATATAATCTTTAGATACACATACCAAATATGTAACCCAATCAATAAAATCTTCAGCTGGATCTCCTGCTGAAACTTTCGTATTCATGATTTCTTCGTATCCATTTTTTAGTTCTTTTTTTATTTGATTTGTATCAAAATCTATAAATTTAAACTTATCCATCTTTAACATCTCCAATTACAACTATTTTAATTTTAGCCAATTCTTGATTTTCTAATATTCTTATCTCTTCTACATTAAATCTAGGTTCTTCTCTTTCAATTTCTTCCATGCAATCTGCTATAATTTCTGCATTAACTATATCAATAGGTTCATCAACATAGTTAAAATTAATTCCTTTTTCTCTAGCTAAAACAATATTTCCTCTTATTCTTGATATAATATTTTCAATATTTTGAATAATTTCTTCAGTTCTATTTTTTATAAATTTATAATTTCTTTCTTTTGAAG